GGGCGCCGACTCCACCAGGCGCCGGCCAAGGCCACGCCGTGGCGTGCGACGCCGACCATCGACGTCACGACGCCGGGCCCGGCCGAGCAGCTGCTGATGACGCCGGGGGTGTGGCGCGACAAGCCGCACGAGTGGTGGCGGTCGTGAGGCCCAGGCTGCTCGACCTCTACTGCAAGCAGGGCGGCGCCGGCATGGGCTACCACCGCGCCGGGTTCGACGTCGTCGGCGTCGACATCGAACCCCAGTCCCGCTATCCGTTCGAGTTCCACCAGGGCGACGCGCTCGAGTACCTCGCCGAGCACGGGCACGAGTTCGACGCCGTGCACGCCTCACCGCCCTGCCACGACCACACGTCGCTGAGATCCCTCTCCGGACCGAACGGCACCGGTTATCTCCTCGCCGCGACCCGGGAAGCGCTGGGGGGGGTCCGGGCGCCCTGGGTGATCGAGAACGTGCCTGGCTCGCCGATGCGCGTCGACCTGATGCTCTGCGGCGCCATGTTCGGCCTCCGAACCTACCGACACAGGTGGTTCGAGTTCGGCGACTACATGTTGCCGCCCCAGCTCCCACACCCCCGCCACCGCGTGCTCACCAGCACGTTCAAGCGCAAGAAGCAGTACCTCGAGGGCTACAACATCTCCGTCACCGGCAACATCGGGTCCTGGGTCGGGTCGCGGGTCATGGACATCGACTGGATGACCGGCGAAGGCCTCTCCCAGGCGATACCGCCGGCGTACACGCAGGTCGTCGGAGCCCACCTGCTCGAGCAGCTCGCCGCGTCCGCAGCAGCCGGCCAGTGACCAGACACCACCAGAACGGAGCGGCTGAATGACGTACGACGAGGACGTGGCCCGCGAGCATGAGCTCGACGAGCGGGCGCGCATAGCCGCCCTCGAGCTCTTCCAAGCCTGCCGGGAACTCGGCTGGGGCTCGGGAGAGCCGATCACGGACGCGTGCTCACGCATCGCCTGGGCAGCCCAGCAGGAGGGATATGTCGCACCGGGGCGGACGAAGTCGACGCGCCGGAAGATGCCGCACGCCAAGTCGCGCAAGGTGTGGGACCGCGATGACTGGACCTGCCGACGGTGCGGCTCGCACCGCGGCCTCACCGTCGACCACATCACACCCGTGTCCAAGGGCGGCACGGACGACCTCGACAATCTCCAGACCCTCTGCGGCCCCTGCAATAGCAGCAAGGGAGCACGGGACTAATGCCCTGGGTCCGCTTCGATGACCAGTTCCCGATTCACAGGAAGACGGCAGGCCTTTCGGATGCTGCATTCCGCCTGCACGTCTCGGCGATCTTCTGGTGCGCGCGAAACCTCACAGACGGATTCGTGTCCAAGGACGATCTCGACGACGTGTGTGCGCGGGTGCGAACGCCGATCCGCTTCGCTGCCGAGCTCGTGATCCGGCGACTCTGGCATCTCGGCGACGAGACCTGCCCGTCCGACAGGTGCGTTGCGCCCCACAACGGGGACGGATGGGTCATCCACGACTATCTGGAGTACCAGCCGAGTGCCGAGCGGGTGCATGCGGACCGCCTCGATAACGCCCGCCGCCAGCAGGAATGGCGCGAACGGCAGGCCGAAAGGCGTAACGCTGTTAGTAACGGCGTTAGTAACGAGGGTAGTAACGGCGTCCCGTCCCGTCCCGTACCCGAACTACAAGAGCTTGGGTCCGCGCAACGTAACGGCGTTACGAACGGGGCGGCTCACGAACCGCCGGCGCAAACGCCGGCCGCCAACGCCCCCAAGCCACCGCGACGCAAAGGCACCCGCCTCCCCGACGATTTCCGCGTCACCCCCGAAATGCGCGCCTGGTTCGACACCAACATCAGCGAACACGTCGACGGCAAACGCGAAACCGAGAAATTCCGCAACTACTGGACCGCGAAAACCGGCCAAGCCGCAACGAAACTCGACTGGGAGGCGACATGGAGAAATTGGATGCTCAAGGCCAGCGAATACCGATGAATACCGTCCCGTGGCGCCCGCTGCCCTGCGACCGCCCCGGCTGCCCCTGCACCCACACCGCCGGCTGCGAGGCCGGCTGGATCGAGCACAAGCTCCACAAGCACGGCCGCTGGCACGAGGCGGTGCGTCCGTGCCCGATCTGCCGGCCAGGGCGAGCGGCCACCGGCGACGAGACCCACGGAGATGCCGGCCACACGAAGTGGCTCGCCCGGCTGCGCCAGGCCAACGCCAAATCGGCGCGCACCAAGGCCGACGACTGGTGAGCGCACACCGCCATCGAAAGGAACCGAACGTGACCACCCAGCCCCGCGAAGGCGTCTGCGCCAAGTGCAGCCAGCGCCGCCCCCTCTTCGAACTCGACCTGAACGTCTGGCCCTGGGATGAGAACGGCACCACCTACGTCTGCGTCCGCTGCTACGACGACGCGCGGCACATCATCGACAACCAGTCGCAGGAGGACATGGGGATCTGGCTGCCGATCCGGCCGGACGACTGGGACCAGTTCGCGCTCCCGAACACGCACGCGCAGTTGGACCGCGCCATTGCCGCAGGACCCATCGGAAAGATCCGCTCGTTCGGACCCGACGGCGAGGCCCAGCCGTGACCGCCCTCGACGAGCGCACCACCATCCGCCACGACTGGCGAACCGACGCCGCTTGCCGCACCGCACCCAACCCCGCGATTTTCTTCCCCCACCGCTCCAACACCCCCGACGCCCGCACCGCCGTCGGCTACTGCCACACCTGCCCCGTCCGTGCCGCATGCCTCGACGACGCCCGCACCGCCGGACGCACCTCCGGCATCTGGGCCGGCCTCTACTGGGACGACGGCCGCGACCGCGCCGTCACCGACCCGCCCCCCATCGCCACCAGCGACCGCATCACCCTCGCCCGCATGCGCCGCCGCGACGCCCTCGCCTACTGGCACCGCGCCCGCCTGCGCCTGCACTCCGACGGCGACGCCAACCGCGCCGTCGCCGAGCACTACGGCGTCACCGCCGACACCGCGAAGACGTGGATCAAGCGTGCGCGGGTTGAGGCGGCCGCCGACCTGCACGCCACCGACACCGACACCACCGGAAGGCGCTGACATGGCCGAGACCGACGCGCAGGTCGTCGAGGGCACCCTCGTCTGCGGCACCGCCCAGGCCTGGTGCCGCTGCACCCAGGCACCCCACGCCGACGGCCCCCACGTCTGCGACTGCGGCGGGTCCTGGTCCATCGATGTGGATGGCGTGTTCCGCATCCACGCCGTGCCCGACCCGCGCTACACCACCGCACCGACCGCCGAGGGTGGCCCGGCATGACCGAGACCGGCGAGGCTTACTGCGTCGACTCCGGCTATCCGGTGCGTCCCGGAGCGGGCGACCGATGCCGCACCCACGGACACCGCGACACCCCATGCACGACGGCACTCCGTGCGCCGCGCTGCACCCACCCCTACGGCTCGCGCAACGGATCCGGGCGCTGCGACGAATGCGGCGAGCCGCTGACCGCCGAGGACCCGGCATGACACACGACGCCGAAGGACGACTTGCCGCGTGGCTCGACACCACCTCAGGCCAGGTACTCATGCCCGACCACGCCGCAGCCGACCTCCGCGCCGTGCTGCAGGCGCTCGCCGACACGCGCGACGAGAACCAGCTCCTCTTCGTCGAAGCGGCCACCGAGAAGAGCCGCCGCGAACTGTTCCAGGACGCGCTCGCCGAAGTCCAGGCCGAACGTGCCCGACTCCGGGCCGAGCTCGCCGACACGCGACAGCAGCTCGACGAAGACGACGCGCTGCCCGACTGGCTCACCCACGAACCACGCCAGGAGGGCCAGGAGACCGCACAGGACGGCCGCAGAAGCCACCCGGAGCACCCGAACCAGGGCCAGACGCCAGGAAACCCGCAGAACCCCACTACAAACGACGGGAGCGAGACGTGAACGCCAGACCACGCAACCCCGAACCACAAGCCGGCCAACCCAGGACGCGCACGATCACACCCCGCTGGATCGACAACGCCACCCCATGGACCATCCGCGGAATGATCGCCATCACCCTCACCATCTCAGCCGTACAGAACGGACGATGAACATGGACAACGAACACCGGATGGTCAAAACCATGGCGAACGAGATCACCATCATCCAGGGATTCGATCCCGAAAACGGCGACCGGTACATCACCCTGCACGAAATTCACGCACTCACACTGCCCGTCGACCCGCACATGCCGCTCATCATCAACGGCATACATTATGTTGTCCTCGGAAAGCGCTCAGTCGCGATCGACATCAGCGAGTACGGCCAAGTACGAATCACCACCACGATTACCGTCGACCGCAAATACGACCACTGACCATGCCGACGAAATTCTGCCTCGGCTGCGGAAAACTCACCACCAGCGGATCACGCTGCCCACCATGCCAGACAGCGCTCAACCAGCGAACCGAAACCAGACGAGGCAGTCGTCACCAGCGTGGATACGGCAGTCAATGGACAGCACTATCCACACAGATCCTCACCAACCACCGCGCACAATACGGCAGCATATGCCCAGGATGGAACCGACCACCACACCCAGCAACCGACCTCACCGTAGACCACATCATCCCGAAAGCACACGGCGGAACAGACCACCCAGGGAATCTCCACGTCCTCTGCCGCACATGCAACTCCACCAAAGCCAGCGGCAGGAAATGAACACACGCCACCGCGAAAAAGGAAAGCAATCACCACGGAATTCACCACACCCAGCAACGGGAGTGTCCTCACCAGCCACCGCCAGAACCAGGACACACCACCACAGACCCCCCAACCAGCACCACCCATGTGTAGAAGCAAGATGACAATAATCATGCATAGCCACAGGCCACGACATGATCGAGTTTTTTAGTGGCGGGGACGCCCAGGACCCCGCCCATTGCTCCCTTTTTTCGCTGGTACCACGTGGCCATCAGTTTCAAGATCACCCAGGAGGATGATCATGGATCGGTCTGACGATCGGATCACCATCGTTCGCGCAGTTCAGACGTGCCGAGCGTGCCCTTCCCAGTGGGATGCGTGGGATGATCAGGGCCGCTACTACTATCTGCGCTACCGGTCGGGTCTTGGCTCCGTCGAGCGCTTCTCGGATGCCGAGTGGCACCTGCGTGACGATGAGCCGGAGGTGATCGTCGAATTCGAGCACGGCCATCCGCTCGACGGCTGCATCTCGCTCATCGACTTTGCCGAGCTGGCCGGCCTGAAGCTGGCCGTGTCGCGCGACAATGTTTCCGCCACCCCCGACGTGCCCACGGAGGACTGATGAACATCGCCAAGATCCGCGACGCCGTCGAGTACGCGCGCGATCAGCTGCGCGATGGAGACGACCTCATGGCCGCCGCTCTGCTTGCCGTCCTGGAGTTACATCAGCCAGTCCCGCTTGCGACATTCCTGGGCGACGAGCCGCCGGTCGAGTGCCTGGAGTGCATCGAGGCTGCTGGCGCCAGCGCATCGTGGCCATGCGCTACCGTCCTGGCGATAGTGAAGGCGCTGGGCGTCGATGCCGCGCACTAAGAAGGCGGCCGGGACCGCCGTGGACCGTCGCAACGGCCGCCAAGCCGAGATAGCCGCCATCCCGTCGGTGGCTAGGTTCGACCTGCCGGAGCGTGCCGGCGGCTGGCGCGGCGAGACCGTCCGGGCGTGGGCAAAGTTCTGGGCCGACCCGGTGGCCGCCGCCCTGACGGAGGTGGACGAGGTGGTGCTGCTCCGCTGGGCCGACCACCTTGACCGTGCCGCGCTGCTCGTTGCCGAGGCGGATATGGCGCCGGTGGCGAAGGGCTCGATGGGTCAGCCGGTGGAGAACCCGAAGTATGGGATCGCGTCGAGGGCGATGGCCGTGGTGGAGAAGTGCGAGGCGCAGTTGGGGGTGGGCGCGCTCAACCGGGCCCGGCTAGGGATCGCGATCATCACGAATCGTACTGCGCTCGAGGACGTGAACCGCCGGTACATGCAACCTGCGACGGCCGAGGAAGACGAGGACGATCCGCGTGACTGACGTGTCCCCATGGGGAACGGCCGGCGAGAACTGCTACTGCACCACCGGGGACTGCGATTGGTGTGAGTTCTGCGACGAGTGGGTGGCGGAATGCCCGTGCCTCGACGAGGAAGACGACGATGGCTAGCCCGTGCGCCAACTGCGGCTGGCAGCCGGAAGGCGCGGCAAAGTGGCCCACCTACGGTGCGATCGCCTGCCGGTGGATCGAAGAGAACTGCATCTGCGCCGAAGGCGACTTCTACGGGCAGCTGATCAAGCTGCGGCGGGACCAGAAGCGGTTCGTCTACCGCTGGTACGAGTACTGCCCGCAGTGCGACTACTGGCATTACGGCGAGGCGATCCGCACCGCGGCGACCGGGGACGGTAAGACGACGTTCGTGGCCGCCCTGGTGGCGCTGGAGTTCGGTGGGCCGGCGGTGGTGGCGCCGGCGTCCCCGAACATCATCATCTCGGCCGCTAGCTTCGAGCAGGCCGACCTCCTGTTCTCGATCACCGGCACCATGCTCGGTGGCCGGGACCAGATGGCCAAGGAGTCGCCGCTGTGCGGGTTCTTCGAGGTGTACGACACCGAGATCTCCTTCTCCGACGGCCGACCGGGCACCATCAGGCGCATCGCCGCGGCTGCGGGAACCAATGAGGGCGGCCAGCCGACGTTTTTCGCGTGCGATGAGATGCACGAGTGGGGCGATGAGGGGTCGAATAAGGCCCGTGTGTACACCGTGGTGGGGAAGTCGACGAAGAAACGGAACGTTCTCTACCGTATTCCGGATGATTCGGGCGATGAGCAGGATTATCGCGAGGTTTTCCGCGGTCCTGGCCGGATTCTCAAACTTTCTACGGCCGGTTCAGACATCGATCATAGCCTGTTCGGGAAGATGGTCGTTCAGGCCAGGAAGGCGGAAAAGGACCCGTCGATCGCCCCGCGGCTGCTTTTCGACATCTTCGAGGCCCCGGACGGCCTGGACTTCGAAGATCCGGCCGATCGGCGTATCGCGGCCATCGCCGCGTCGCCTGCTGCGGGGATCCTGTGGAATGTCGAGGATCGGGTGGCGATGTACAACACCCCTGGCACCTCGAAGAACGAGTGGCAGCGGTATTACGGCAACCAGTGGGTGGATCAGGCCACCGAATCGTGGCTGAAAGACCATCCGGGTGCCTGGTCGCAGTGCCAGGGCGAGTGGGAGATCCAGGGCGACGAGCCCACGGTGCTCGCCATCGACATGGCGCTCAAGCGGGACTCGGTGGCCGTCGTCCAGGTGGCCTCTCTGGCCGATGGCCGCAGTGCCGTGACGGCGCGGATCTGGTATCCGGACAATGGGAAGTTGCCGCACACCGAGATCTGGGAGTACATCGCGGTCCTGGCTGCCGAGCTGCAGGACCGGTTCGAGGGTGTCGTCTACGACCCGCGCTACTTCGAGCTGCACGCCCAAGCCCTCGAGGACGACAAGGGGCTGCTGGTCATCCAGTTCGACCAGACGCCAGTGCGGATGGCTCCAGCGGTCGGCCTGACGTACGACAAGATCGTGGCGGGCACGATCGTTCACAACGGGGACGATGACCTGCGGCGGATGGTGCATGCTGCGGTGAAGCGGGAGCAGGACCGGGGATTCACGCTCTCGAAGGGCCGCAGCCGGCACCACATCGACGGTGCGGTGGCGATGTGTATGGGCGTGTGGGCGCTGGCCGAGCTGGCCGGGGATCGTGAGCCGTCGGTGACGCAGCAGATTTGGTGATTCGGGTGCATCATGGTGGACCATGGGCCGTCTCTTGTCCGCTATCCGGACGCTTCCGCTGTCCATGGTGGCATTTGCGGGGCATACTGTCCGCATAGCGCACAGCCTCGTTGGGCTGGCGGGTGCCGCGATGGTGTCGTGGGGAGCGTCCATGATCTACTCTCCAGCCGGATGGATCACCGGCGGCTGCGCCCTGCTCTGGGCCGCCAACGAGCTCTCGGGCGTCGCGGCCCGTCGCCGACCGATCGTGCGCGGCCAGGCCGACTGATGGGCCTGTTCACGGCCGCCCGACCGGCCGGCAGCCCCTTCGAGAAGCGCTCCCTGACTTTCATCGCCCCGCCGATCGGCGCCTACACGCAGGCACTCCAGGACTACGCGTCCGGCGACGTCGAAGGGGCGATGCGCCAGCACACCGTCTGGAAGTGCGTCCGGCTGGTGTCGGACGTCATGGCGTCGATGACCCCCGTGGTCTACAAGGGCCCTGGCGTCGGCCACGGCCAGGCGGTCCGCCAGCCCGCGCCCACGATCCTGACCAAGCCGTCCGCGGACGCCTCGGGCTTCGACTTCCGGTATATGGCCATGGTCTCCCTGCTGCTGCGCGGCAACGTGTATGGCGAGATCCTCGGGCGCAGCAAGGCGGGCTACCCGGAGCAGATCGAGCTCCAGCACCCGGACCGCGTGAAGGTTGTCCAGGAGCGCGACGGCACCGTGGTGTACAAGTTCGGCAATCGGACCATGGATCCGGAGGCCGTCTGGCACAAGATGGCCTATCGCATGCCGGGCGTGCGCACGGGCCTGTCGCCGATCAAGTACGCGCAGAAGATGGTCCAACTCAGCGTGACCGCGCAGAGCTTCGGGTCGCAGTACTTCGAGGACGGCGGCCACCCCTCCGGGATCCTGACCAACGACACGAAGAAGCTGGTCGACCAGGAGGAAGCGCAGACGATCAAGCAGCGGTTCCTCGCCGCAGTGCACGGCACCCGCGAGCCCGTGGTGATGGGCGGCGGCTGGAAATACGAGCAGATCCAGATCCGCCCCGACGAATCGCAATTCCTTGAGACGCAGAAGTACACCGGGTCTGCGATCTGCGGCTTCTTCGGCGTGCCGCCTGAGATCGTCGGTGAGGCCAGCGAAGGCAGCGCGATCACCTACGCCAACGTCGACTCGCGCTCAGTGGACTTCCTGAAGTACGGACTCATCGGCTGGATCGAGCGGTGGGAGGAATGGGACAGCGAGCTCGTGCCGCGCGGCCAGTACGTGAAGCTCGATGACTCCAAGCTGCTGCGCACCGACGCCCTCACCAGGTGGCAGATCCACCACATGCAGATCGGCGCCCGCATCCTCGCCGGATCCGAGATCCGTGCGATGGAGGACATCCCGCCGGCCACGCCCGAGCAGCAGGCCGAGATCGATGCCCTGGTCCTGCCGGCCCCGCCGCCCATCGGCTCCCCCAAGATCGGATCCTGAGATGGCCATTCAGACCGCCCGGGCCGTCCTGGGCACCCCCGTGGACGTGCTGCGCGAGCACCGGTCCGGCATGCGCGGCCAGCGCGAGCGCCGTGCCCGCCCAGCCCAGTTCGAGTTCCGCGCCAAGCCCGACGGCACCGGCGGCACGACCTATGCGTTCGAGGGCTACGCGGCCACGTTCGAACAGCCGTTCGACATGTGGGACGCGTGGGGCGACCCGTACATGGAGGTGCTCGGCGCGTCCGCGTGCACCCGGACCCTCGCGAACAACGCCGACGTCCACTTCCTGATCGGCCACGACGAGGCCGGGATCTCCCTGGCCCGCACCAAGTCCGGCACGATGGCCCTGTCCGCTGACACGTCCGGGCTGCACGTCGCCGTCCCGTCGCTCGACGGCCGCTCGCCGATCGTGCAGTCCCTCGCCTCGGCAATGGCGCGCGGCGACATGGACGAGATGTCCATCGGGTTCGTATGCACGCAGCAGGACTGGTCGCCGGACTGGATGACCCGCCGCATCAACGAGATCAACCTGAACCGCGGCGACGTGTCGGTGGTGTGCTGGGCGGCGAACCCGAACGCGAACGGCGCCGCGATGACTGCGGTGCCCGTGTCGGAGGCCGCGGCGAGGGCGGCCGGACTACGCGAGGCGCGCACGCCGACCGCGCCGTACTCGGCCAAGGCCGGCGAGGACGCGGAATGCCCGCAGTGCCATTCCATGAACGACGGCGACGCCGCCTACTGCGACCAGTGCGGGACCGCGGTCCGCCCGACCGGGCAGAGCACCGCGGCGGAGAACGAGACGCAGCGCTGCGGATGCGGGAACTGGTCGGCCGACGACGCGAAGTTCTGCGACCAGTGCGGCACGAACATCGCCTCCGACCGGGACGCGGACAACGGCGGGTCCGGGAACGGCGCGACCGAGGCTCCGTCGGCGTGGGACTGGCGGCGGCCGGAGCGGCGCGCGGCGGCCGGCGCGGAACCGGAGCCCGACTTCTCGGCCGCCCCGGCGCAGGACACGTCCTCGCACGGCGATTCGTCGCTGACGTGCCCGGCCGGTGAGTGTGAGGCTCCGAACGCGCAGGACGCGCGGTACTGCGACCAGTGCGGGCAGTGCCTGTACGACGACGGCGGCCTGATCTCGGCGGGGGACCTCGACGACGTGATCACGGACGCGTCGGGGCTGATCGAGGAAGAGGACATGACGCTCGCCCGGCTGCGGGTGCGCGTTCTTCAGTTGAAAGGTCTGGCGGCATGAGCAGGTTCCCGTACGCGCCGCACCCGCACCTGGCCAGGCGCCGGCAGCAGGGTCCGGTGACCGTCGACGCGCAGCTGCGGCGTACCGGCTGGTATACGCGGATGAACGCGTGGCTGGCCGTGAAGATCACGTCTGGCGTCGGGACGATGACGTGCGCGTGGCTGTTCGCCGGATGGGCGGTCTACGGTCTGCCGGTGGCGTTGCAGCCGGGCGGGATCGGGTTCGCGAACTGGTTCGCGGAGGAGTTCCTTCAGCTGGTGCTGCTGTCGGTCATCATCGTGGGTCAGAACATCCAGGCCAGCGCGGCCGACAAGCGGTCGGAGATGACGTTCAACGATGCCGAGGCGATCCTGCATGAGCTGGCGCAGCTCCGGGAGCTCGTTGCGTCGCGGGATGTGCCGCCGAGCGCGTAGCGTCCGCCGACCGTTCACCACTGTCCGTTAATCGGACGTCCGGTGTATCCTGACCCTGCAGCCAGGCACGACCCGGAGCACTCGCACGCCGACCCCGGCCCGCACGCAGGGACACGACTCGACACGCGACCCGCCACCACTCCTCTGCGGCTACGTCCACTGACACCGACGTAGAGGAGACCCCATGCCCGGGGTGATCGAAGACCTCCGCGCCCATCGCAGCAAGCTCGTCGACGAGATGTCCGAGCTCAGCAAGAACAAGATGGACGCCGAACAGCGGGCCCGGTTCACCGAGCTCGACGGCCAGGTGACCGAACTCGACGGCGAGCTCGAGATCCGCGAGCGCCAGGCCGAGCGCGAGAAGCGCGCCGCCGCATCCCGCGCCGTCGAGAACGGCGGACGCACCGAGGACCACACCAACGGCGCGCCGAACGAGCAGCGCGGCTCCGGCTGGACCGTCGGCAACGAGCCGACCACCTACGGCAAGGGCTCCAAGCAGTCCTACTTCCTGGACCTCGCCCGCTCCGAGCTCAACCGCGGCGACGGCTCAGGCGGCCCGACCGCCGCCCGCGACCGCCTCAAGCGGCACGCACAGGAGATCGACGTCGACCTGCCCAAGCGGCAGCAGCAGATCGACCGCGCCGCGGAGAGCAAGTTCACCGAGGCCCTGATGGCCGGGTCCAAGCGCGAGCGCCGCGCTGCGATGCGCATGCTCTCGCAGGGCGTGAGCCCGTTCGAGAAGCGGTTCATCAGCAGGGTCGACGGCGCCGGCGGGTACTTCGTCCCGCCGCTGTGGCTGATCGACGAGTACATCCCGTTCCTGCGTGCCGGACGTGAGCACGCCGACCTGGCGCGCCAGCTTCCGCTTCCCGCCGGCACCGACAACATCAACATCCCGCGCGTGACCATCGGCACCGCGACCGGTCCGCAGGTCGCCGACGGCGGCATCGTGCCCGGCCGCGACATGACCGACTCGTTCGTCTCCGCCCCGGTGCGTACCGTCGCCGGCCAGCAGGATGCCGCGCTCCAACTCCTGGATCAGTCCCCCGTCACCTTCGACGAGATCATTTTCCAGGATCTGACCGAGGACTACAACATGCAGCTCGACGGGCAGACGCTCGTCGGGTCCGGCCTCGCCGGCCAGATCACCGGCGTCTACCCGGCCGGTGCGATCTCCTCGAGCAATCAGATCGTCGTGCAGAACACCAACACCAACACGGTCGCCAACGGGCAGACCTGGGTCGCGGTGGGCACCGGCGGCGGCGCCGGCACGCTGTTCCTTTCCTCGGCGCAGTTGCTCTCGCAGATGAGCCGCAACCGCATGATGCCGCCGGACCGCTGGGTGTGGAACCCGACCCTCTGGTACATGCTGCTGTCCACCCTCGATTCGCAGAACCGGCCGCTGGTCGTGCCGGGCGGCAACGGTGGCGCGGCGTTCAACCAGGCGGCGATGGACGACGACGGCCCGCTGACCGAGGGCGCGGCCGGCACGTACTACGGGCTGCCGGTGGTCCTCGACGTCAACATGCCGCTCACCTTCGGCGGTACGACCGCCCCGCAGATCACCACGATCTCCAACGGCACCTATGCGCCGGCCCCGGGTTCCGGGACGAACGCGAACTACACCCCGATCCTCGCCGAGCGCACCTCCGACCTCTTTTTGTGGGAGGGGGAGATGCGCACGCGCGTCCTGTCCGAGGTGCTGAGCGGCAATCTGCAGATCCGCTTCCAGGTCTACAACTACGTGGCCTACCTGACGAACCGGTACCAGTCGTACGCGACGCCGGGTCAGGTCGTGTCGGTCGGCTCGGTGTTCACCGGCTCCAGCAGCAACTTCAACCCGCTGCTCAACCCCGTCAACCTCGGCTTCTAAGCCCGGAACAGGAGAACCTCATGGGTGATTTGGTCTCCGGGCGCTACCCGGACTACTTCAACGAGTACCTGCTGGACGGGCAGCCGAACCCGCCGTACCGCACCTCGATCAGCCGTGGCGACGTCACGGGGCAGGCGCTTACAGGCGCGGCGACGCAGACCCCGTACGTGGTTGCCGTATGCGCGGAGCCGGGCGACGTATTCAACTACGTCTCCTTCGGCATCGGCACGCTGGCCGGGACGGCGGGCTCGACGAGCTTCGTCGTGGTCTACAGCGCTGTGCCGACATCCTCGGCCGCGGCCACCGTGCTGGCCGTGTCGGCGACGACAACGTTCACCCTTGGCGCGAACAAGATCCTGCTCTCGACGCCGGTTGTGGTCTCCGGAACCGACTACACGCCGCAGGGTTCCGCGCCTGCGTCTGTCAGCAACGGCCCGCAGGTTCTCGGCGTGGCGATCGTCGAGACCTGGACCACGAGCGGCAGCCAGTTCGACGGCATGTCTGGCGGCAAGGCGGCATTCAAGGGCCTGATCGGCAGCCAGATCCCGCTCGCGGGGGTCTCTAGCGGCACCGTCACCTCGCCGCCCGCCGTAGGCGCGAGCTCCGGTACCACCTGGTCGGCTCCGTCGACCGGGTTCCTCCCCTACGTGATCCTGTCGAGGCAGTGAGACCGGTGGCGGCCGGTAGGGCACTGCTGGCCGCCACCACCATCCATCCCCTACCCGTGCCCGGGAGGACCCATGATCCAGACGTCGCTCAAGTGCGTGGCGTGCATCGTCGAACGGAAGGTCGCCGAGCAGACGGGCGCCGACCCGCTGCCGCTGGTGCGCCCCGCGGTCGCGATCCTCAACGCGCAGACCACGTGCGCCGAGCACATCGTGTTCCAGCGCCAGTCGCAGGTGGTCGCGCCGAACGGCTCGCCGCTGATCGTGCCGGGTGGCTGATGGAGACCCCTGAGCCGATTCCTCCGGCCGCGTCCCGCCAGGACGCGCTCGGGCAATTGCGCCGGGAGCGCTGGCACGCCAAGCAGGCGCGCGAGCACGACCGTGTCGCAGAGATCGACCTTGAGATCGGGCGGCTGTCCGCCCGGTCGACCCCCGTCTCCCCGCAACGGGAGACCACCGCCGCGGTGCCCCGCACGGAGCAGCGCCGACCCCGAAGGACTTCTTGATGTCGAACCTGATCAGCGCCGCTCTCGGCGTACTCAGCTCGTTCCGTGACGAGGTCGCGGGCTGGACCAACAGCGGTCTGCTCAAGACCGTCGAGGACCACATCGCGCAGATCGAGAACGCGGCGGAGACCGACGTGCACGCGGGCGAGACTGCGGTGAAGGCGGTGTTCGGCGAGTTGTACGGCGCGCTGCACGGCCACGCCGCGGTTCCGGTCGTGCCCGCCGCTCCGGTCGTCGAGCCCGCCCCGGCGCCCGTCGTCGAGGCGCCCGCCCCGGCCGAGCCCGTCGCCGCCCCGGTGGCCGTGGACCCCACCCCGGCGCCGAGCACCACCGCGGAGGACTCCTCGGCGCCGTCGAGCACGCCCTCCACCTCGACTGAGCCCGCCACCGCGCCCGCCACCCCGGCGGTCTGAGGGAGCTGACCCATGCCCACCTACTCGACATCCACCGTCACCGCGACACTGGTCGCCAGCACGGCCTACTCCGCGCTGGAGATCAAGACCCCGGCAACGACAGGCGCCCGGATCGTCAAATGGTGGGTAGAGCTCAACTCCGTCACCGCGGGCGACAAGAACGTCCTGGTCCAAATCGGCCTGTTCTCCGCCGCGGTCACGACCAACACGGGCGTGACCCCGGCGCGGGTCGACTACGGCCTGAGCGGCCTCGCCTCGCAGTGCACCGTCGGCGTCAACGCCACTGCCGAGGGCGCGGGCACGTTCAACGCGTCCTACGAGCAGCATTCGATCTCGGCGTCCGCCGGGATGACGTTCTGGGAGCCGGACCCGTACGCGTGGCAGGTTCCCGCGAGCTCGTTCTTCCGGATCCGGCTCACGCCCGGCTCGGCGCTGACGTCGGCGACGGCCACCGTCGGCTGCACCTGGACCGAGTAGGCGGGGGACGCGGATGCCGTACGACCTCGGAGACGTCGCGGTCCTGGAGTTCCAGGCGACCGACGTCTCCGGCGCGCCCGCGGCCGCGGCCTCCATTGCCCTGTCGCTGGTCACCCCCGACGGCGTCACGCACGCGCTGACGCCGACCGCTGGTTTGCCGCCGGACCAGACCGGGTCTCCGGCCGGCTGGTACTTCTACGAGTACACGACGCTCCAGATCGGCCGGCACACGGTCGCGTGGACGGCGTCGGGCACGCCCGGCGTGGGCTCGGGTGTCGGTGCGGACACGGATTCGTGGGATGTCCGGTCGGCCACCGACGACATGATCATCTCGCTGGCGGACATGAAGCGGCGCCTGCGCCTGACCGCCACCGACGAGTTCGACCAGGACATCCGCGAGTTCGGCCTGGCCATCACCGGCGTGGTGGAGAAGCTGGCCGGCGCGATCGTCGTGCGCACCATCGTCGAGCGCCAGCGCGCGGGCGGCATGTTCATCGCCCTGAACAAGCGCCCGGTCTACCAGCCCGCGACGCAGCCGTACCAGATCGTCGCCATGACGCCCGTTCTGACCTACGGCCTGGTCTACGACCTGTCGCTGCTGACCGTCGATATGGACCTCGGCATGATCCGCCACAGCGCTGGGCTGCCGTTCATATACGGGCCATACGACATGACGTACACCGTCGGGCGCCAGCCCGCCCCCGACAACGCCATCCTCGCGGCCTCGATCATCCTGCGGCACCTGTGGGCGATCGAGCGGCCCGACGGCGTCCGCGGCGGCGGCGCGGTGCCCGTCGAGGACGACGTCACGATGATGTACGGGTTCGCGATCCCCAACCGGGCCATAGAGATCCTTGAGGCCGCGGGCACCCGCGAGGCCGGCGGTATCGCATGAGCACCGTCACCTCTACCGCCGGCGCCGCACTCGACTACCTCGTCACCACCGCGACCGGCATCTACGCCGCCTACGCCGCGGCGAACGGCCTGACCTGCCTGGTGCTCGACGGCCCGGCGCCGGTCGACAGCGAAGAGACCTACCCGGTGGTGGTGTGGGTCGGGTTCGACCCGAACAATCCGGAGAACCCGGTCGTCGTCGGGGATCAGGAGTTCGCGGCCCTCGGCGCCCGCACCCGCAACGAGACGTTCACGATCGTCAACACGGTCCGGTACTGGACCGGCGACACCACCGCGGTCAAGACGGTGCGGGATCAGGCTTTCGCGCTGCTCGCGCAGTTCGAGACGATGCTGCGCGGCACGCCCCTGAACGGCCCCGGCGACTGCACGCTCGGCGGCAACGTGCTGTTCTCGCAGATCTCGGGCGGCCTCCAGTACACCCCGATCTCCTCCGGCTCCGGCCTCATCGGGGAGATCACCTTCCACGTTTCCTGTCGCAGCCGACTGACGAGCTGAGGAGCACCCATGGCCAAGTTCCGCAACCCGTTCGGCGAGGACAGGATCTGCCCGACCCTCGGCTACATCCTCGTCCCGGCCGGCACCGTCGTGACCGTCCCGGACGAGGAGACCGAGCACTGGGCCGCAGGCGGCTGGGCCCCCGTGGCCGACCCGCCCGCGCCCGCACCTGCCCCCGCTCCGGTCGTGCCCGCCGCAGCCCAGCCCGCACCTGAAGGAGTCTCGGCATGACCCTCACGACCGTCGGCGCGGGCATCGGCGCATCCGCCGGAATGGTGGTCGAAGCACTCGGCTACGCCACCGTCCAGACCTCCCCGTCCTGGGTGTTCTTCGAACCGAACGCGATCACCCCGAAGAAGGTCAAGACCACCAAGCAGTCCAGCGGCCTGGCCGCCGGCCGGTACGTGGATGTCTCCAGCCGCCGCGTCGTCGTCGAGCGCGCGGCCACCGTCGACATGCCGTTCGACTGGTGCCAGGCCTCGCACTTCACCACGATGCTCAACCAGCTCTCCAGCTCGTACACGGCCGGCGCCGCGGGCTCGCAGGCCGCGCTCGGCGGGATCTGGTCGGCCGGCGCGCGCCTGACTCCGGCCGCGCCCGTCTACGGCTACTCGCACACCTTCCGCAACTCGATCGCGGGCCGGTCGGTGGCGTGGGAGCTCGGCATCCCGACGGCCGACGCGACACTCCGGCAGTACGACGCGCTCGGCTGCAAGCCCACGAAGTTCGCCTGGTCATGCAAGGCGGCCGAGCTGCTCACCTGCGCCACGACGTGGGACTCGCGCTACCTCGCGGACCCGCTGATCGACACGACCTACCCGGCGTACCCGAACGGTGCCGGCCAGACCCCGTACACCCAAGCCACCCCCTCCTATGCGACCGCGGTCCCGTGGGACTTCGCGAACGCGCAGGTGCAGATCGGCGCCTCGATCGCCGCGGCGTCGACCGCGTCGCCGATCGACGGAGTGACCGGGTTCGACCTGACCGTCGAGCGGAAGCTGAAGGTCGACCGGCAGTACTACGGCAACGCGGGCCTGAAAGACGAGCCGATCACCAACGACGTCGTCATGCTCACCGGGACGTTCACCTCGGATTTCGTGAACAAGACGTACTGGGCCGACGCGTTCTACTCCGACACCCCCCTGTTCGCGATCGTCACGTTCTCGGCCGGCGCGCTAGCCGCGACGACCCCGGCGCTGCAGTTCGTGCTCTCCAACATCTTCCTCAACGGCGACTCGCCGGCCGCGGCGAACAAGAACGTCGTCAGCACCGCGTTCCCGTTCACCGCCCTGTACGACCTGACGAACGAACCACTTTCGATCATCATGCAGTCGACGGACGCGACGGTCTGACATGGGCGTGAAGGTCGAGATCGAGGGCGCGGAGCAGCTGCGGGAGCTCGCGGCGAAGCTGACCGGCGCAGACGCGCAGATCCGTGCCGAGCTGCGCAAGAGCTTCTCGACCGCCGCCAAACCCGTGGTCGCGGAGATGCGTTCGACGGTGACCGGGCCGGGCGGACGCTCGAGCGGCTCGGGCTCGTCGACGCGCGCCGCGTACCGGCTCTCGAAGTCGAAGTCGACCCGGGCGTCGGCGGCCGCGAGCGCGGAGAAGCGGTCCGGGCTGCGCCAGACGATCGCCTCCGGGATCGGGTCGTCGGCCTCCGCGACCGCGACGAACATCAACCTGACGTTCAAGACGCGCAGCAGCGTGCTGCCGCTGTCGCAGCGCAGACTCGCGAAGGCCTGGAACCGGCCGAAAGGCTGGAGACACCCCGTGTTCGGCAACAAGGGTACGTGGGTCACCCAGGTCGGCGCCCCCTACTTCGACGCGGTCATCAAGAAGAACGCGGACGGCCTCATGGACGCCGCACACCTCGGCATGGAAGCCGCTGCCGACGCCATCCTCCACGAATAGACAGGTGCCCCTGTGACGATCCATAGGTTCGAGCTCGACGGCGAAGAATACGTCCTCGACAACGAGAAGCTGATGTTCTCCGAGGCCATGCTGATCCAGCAGCACGCCGGGCTGAACACCCAGGAGTACACCAAGCTCGCCGGGCAGGGCCACACGCTCGCCGTGGGCGTGACGGTCTGGATTGCGATGCTGCGCCAGCGCGCGCAGCGCAAGGGCATCGGCGTGCGCCAGGCGGCCGACGAGTGGCCGTTCGCCGAGTTCGACTTCGACATCAACGCCATCCAGATGCGCGGCGAGACGGAAAACCCTACCGCCGGCCCGACCGATGGGCCGGAAACCCCAACGTCCCCCGGCACGTCCGGGCAGCGTCCGGCAGCGACTCGCCCGCGCGCACGCGCACGCGCTACCTCGGCCTCTTCGCGCACTTCCTCGGCATCCGTCCCTGGGAGTGGGACCTCCTGACCGAGGAGGACGTGAGGGTCCTGACGCCGTTCGTCGACCACATGAACACACCCCCGTCGTAGGAAGGAGAGCAGCCGGTGTCCACTACAGACCTCGTGTTCCGGCTGCTCGGCATCAACGAGGCGTCCGCCGCGTTCAAGGAGGTCCGGGACTCGGCGAAGGAGACCGGGGCGGCGAGCGACGAGGCGAACGAGTCCTCGGGCTTGTTCGGGATGGGCGCTGGTACGGCGCTGCTCGCGGTCGGCGCGGGCGCGGCCGTGCTGGCCGTGAAGTGCATCGACATGGCCGCCAAGTTCCAGTCGGCGATGACGACGCTGGTGACGGGCGCGGGCGAGTCGCAGAAGAACATGAAGCTCGTGTCCAACGGGATTCTGGACATGGCGGTGTCGACGGGGACGAGCACGACGCAGCTCATCTCCGGCATGTACATGATCGAGTCCGCCGGGTTCCACGGTGCCGCCGGCCTCACCGTCCTGAAGGCCGCGGCCGAGGGCGCGAAAGTCGGCAACGCAGACCTCGGCGACGTCGGCAACGCCCTGACCGACGTCCTCAACGACTACCACGAGCCCGCCTCCAAGGCCGTGGACGTCACCGACATGCTCGTCGCCACGGTGGCCGCGGGCAAGCAGCAGATGGGCGACCTCGCCTCGTCCCTGTCGAACGTCGTGCCGCTGGCCAGCTCCGCGCACCTCTCCTTCGCGCAGGTCGCCGGCGCGGAGGCCACGATGACGCTGCACGGCATGTCCGCGCAGCAGGCCACACAGGACCTGGCGAACGAGATCCGCTCGCTCCAGGCGCCGAACGCGGTCGCCGTCCAGGAGATGCAGCAGCTCGGGCTCAACAGCAACCAGGTCTCCATGCAGCTCGGGCAGAAGGGGCTGACCGGGACGCTGGCGGAGCTCACCTCGGCGATCACCACGCACATGGGGCCGGCCGGCACGGTGCTCCAGTCGGCGTTCGCGTCCTCGACGACCGCGGCGCAGGACGCGAAAACAATGATCGACCAGATGCCGTCCTCGCTCCAGGCCCTGGCCAACTCCTACCTCGACGGGTCAGTGTCGGCGAAGACGTGGCGCACCGACCTGCAGGGCCTGGACCCGGTGCAGTCTCATCTGATGGCGCAGTTCGCGTCCGTCGCCGACAAGACCCACTCGTTCAACTCGCTCCTCGCCGCGGGCGGGCCGGCCGCGCAGACCTACAACGCCGCGCTGGAGAAGATGACCGGCGGCGCCACCGGGTTGACGACGTCGCTGATGCTGAGCGGGGAGAACGCCGCCATGTTCGAGGCGAACGTCAAGGCCATCGGCGCGGCCGGGCAGTCCACGTCGAAGGATGTCACCGGCTGGTCGGACGTCACCAACACCCTGTCGTTCAAGCTCGACCAGGCCAAGGAGGTCGTCGAGACCCTCGCCATCCGGATCGGGACGCTCCTGATGCCGGTCGCGAAAGCGCTGGTCGGCGGGTTCATCGACATCGTGTCGCATGCGGGCGACGTCATGCATGTTTTCGGCGACGTCGCGCACGCCGCCGAGGACGTCGGGCACTGGTTCGAGCAGAACAAGACGGTTGCCGAGGCGCTCGGGATCGGTCTGGCCGCGGTCGGCGTGGTGCTGGTCGCGCAGGCGATCCCGGCGGTCATCGCCTCGACGGTCGCGTGGGCGGATCAGGCCGCCGCGACGATCGCGGCCGCCTCGGCGACGGTGGTGGCCGCAGCGCCGTACATCGCGATCGCCGCCGCGGTGGCGCTGGTCGCGTACGGGATCCTCGAGCTGGTCCAGCACTGGCAGGCGGTCACCGCGTTTTTCTCCGGCGCCGCGAAGGATGTCGCGAACTTCTTCATGGACGACCTGGTCAAGCCCGTCGGGCAGTTCTTCACCGTGGACATCCCCGGGTACTGGGATGACGCTACCGCGTGCTTCACCTCGGTGTTCGTGGACCCGGTGAAGACCGCGGTGCACGATGTGACCGGCTTCTTCACCTCGGACCTCGAGCACCCGATCGCGCAACTGTTCGGCACCGACATCCCGCGCTGGTTCGAAGAGGGCGTCGCGCTGTTCGACTCGGTGTTCGTGGACCCCGTCAAGGGCGCCGTGCACGATGTCGAGAGCGCGTTCTCCAGCACGTTCGGTGCGATACCCGGGTTCATCACCTCGGCGTTCGGCGACGCCGAGGGCGTGATGAAAGCTCCGCTGAACGGCATCATCGACCTGGTCGACGACGTGATCGGCGGCTTGGACTCGATCAGCGTGTCGATCCCGTCGTGGGTGCCGGGCGTGGGCGGGGACCGGTTCGGCATCAGCATCCCGAAGATCCCTCAGCTCGCTGCCGGTGGCCTGGTGCTGCCGCAGCCGGGCGGCACGCAGGTGACGGTGGCCGAGGCCGGCCAGGCTGAGATCGTCTCGCCGATCCCGGCGCTCGAGCAGGCGATGACGGTCGCGCTCCAGAATTCGGGGATGGGCGGCGCCGGGTTCGACCCGGCGCAGCTGCCGGGCTCGGCGTCGAACCCGCTGCATGCGGAGCTGGACCTGATGCTCAACGGGCAGCAGATCAACCGCACCATGGTCGTGTTCCAGCAGCAGGGCGGCGTGTTCACGGCGGCACGGATGGCGGCGCCCTGATGCCGTACGCGAAGCCGCGGATCACGCGCCCCCTGCCGCGCCAGGCGCCGAGGCGCACGCCGTGGCGCGCCGCCAAGCCCGTGCCGGCCGCGACGCTCACGTTCGCGCAGCAGCTCGGGACGTGGGGGTTCGCCGTCCACGTGTATGTGGCGTGGGACTCGGTGACGACGGCGGCTCCGGCGTGGATCGAGGTGACGGAGTTCGTCGACATCCCGGCGACGATTCGGATCAACCGCGGCCGGCCGGACGCGGAGTCGGCTCCGCAGGTCGGCACGGTTGCCCTGACGGTGGACAACTCGGACGGCCGCTGGTCTCCGGCGAATCCGGCAGGCGCGTGGTACGGGCAGATCCACAAGGGTGCGTGGCTGCGTGTGGACGTGGTGCCGCCGTCGCAGACTGCGAGCACGCGGTTCGTCGGGTTCATTCAGACGTTGCCGGTGTCGTGGGAGGGCCAGTACGCGAAGACGATGATCAGCGCCAGCGATCGGTTCGTGCTGCTCGGCAACGTCCCGAAGTACCAGACCGCGATCGCCGAGGAGTGGCTGAACGACCCGGTCGGCGGCCCGTACATCATCGGGTACTGGCCGCTGCACGAGCCGTCCGGAGCGGCCTACGTCTCGGATATCTCCGGGCAGGCCCCGGCGGCCCAGTCGACGCTGGCGGTCAAGAACCAGGGGGTGAACGCCGGAGCCGGCATATCCTTCGGCAACACCTCCGCCCCCGGCTATGACGGCGCGTCCACGGTCTCATTCACCCCGAGCGGCACGCCGACGAGCTTCTACGGCACCCCGGGCCCGTACCCGGCGGGCTCATACCTGCAGGGCGCCGTCGGCCCGAACGGGGTCGTGGCCGTCGTCAGCTGCTGGATCCAGACCACCTCCACCGCGAATCAGCCGATCTGGTCGTGGACCGACCCCGCCAGTAACTACGGGCTGTGGTGCGGACTGCTCGGCGGGACGAACGGCTCCGGCCCGCTTGTGATCACCCAGTATCCGCTCAACGGCGTGTACACCACGATCGGCAACGTCAACTCGGTCAACTTCAGTAATTCGAACCTGGCCGACGGCAACTGGCACCAGGTCGTCGTGAAAATCGAGACGGCCGCCGCGTACGCCGGCACGCCGTATGCGGGCAACGGCGTGCTGCAGGTGTGGATCGATGGGTCCTACAGTTTCGGCTACCTCACCGGCGGCACCGAGTCTATTGACATCGTCCCGATCGCCACCCTCAGCCGGTTCACGCTCGGCGGCGCGGAATCCTGGCAGATCTTCAACACCGTTTATTTGCCTGCCGGCCAGGTCAGCCTTTTCCAGGGGTCTATCAGCGACCTCGCGATCGAGGCCTACCCCAGCAACGTCCAGAACCCCGACTGGTACGGCGCCTACCAGGCGGGCAGCACCATGTGGCAGTCCCCGAACCTGGCCTACTCGGTGCCCGAGTCGTGCGGGCGTCGCGTCATCCGGCTCGCCCAGTATGCGGGGGTGCCGGTGCCCGTGCAGTCGTTCAGCGCGTTCGGCCTGGGTGCCGAGGACGTCACCACGGGCGTGACGCCGTTCATCAACATCCCGGCGGAGACGGCGCATCCGGCCGGGTTCCAGCAGTTGGCGACGCAGCAGCCGCTGACCGCGATGCAGGCCGCGGCAGCGACGGAGAACATGCCGCTGTTCGTCGACCGCCAGGGCCGCATCGTCCTGCAGCCCTCGACGCTGCGGCAGAACCCCGCCCCGGCGTTCACGATCAACGCGCTCGACCTGGATAAAACCACGACGTGGGCGGACGACTTCCAGTACCTGCAGAACCAGCAGGTCGTCACTCCCTCCGGGCAGGGCGCGCTGACCGTCAACACCAACGGCGTCGTGAGCCAGAACCTGCTCGGCGTCTACTCCAACTCCGTGTCCACGATCACGATCAACGCGCTCGAATCCGGATCCCTCGGCGCCGCCATGAACCTCGCCGGAGCGAACCCGGCGCCGCGCCACAACCCGCTCGCCTGCGAGGTCGCGACCCTGACCGGGCAGGCCGGGTACGGCCCGGCGTTCTACGACGCGGTGCTCGCCGCCGAGATCTCCACCGTCGTGCAGGTCACGAACTGGCCCGCGACCTCCGCGTCGCCGTCGTCGGGCTCGTACTACATCGAGGGCTACGCCGAGACCATCGGCGCCGGAACCCACACGTTCGCCTGGAACACGTCCCCCGCGCAGGGCCCGACCTACCAGTGCGATTCGGCGACCCTCGGCCTGTGCGACACGCCCGGCATCACGCTGGCCTACTAAGGGGGATGACATGGCGCGCACGCTGCCGACGATGCCGACCTGGAGCACCGGCCAGGAGATCACCTCAAGCCTCCTGAACCAGATCACCACCTACACGCAGTTCTGGGCCAACCCGCCGATGTTCCGCATGTACCAGGCCACTGTCCAGAGCATCCCGACCGCCACGTTCACGCAGGCCATCATGGATACGCCCGTGTACGACAGTGACACGGGACGGTCGGGCACGAGCCCGTATTCCTACGTGATCCCGTTCGCTGGCAGGTGGACCTTCAAACTCGGCGTCGGCTACGTGGGCAACGCGACCGGTTTCAGAATCGATCTGCTGTACCAGAACGGGTCCGCGGTCACCGGGTCGCAGGTCGCCGAGCCGGCGATGACCGCCTCGTCGGACATGCCAGGCCGGTCGCTGACGATCCCGTGCAACGTGGGCGACGTGATGGCGGTCTACACGTACCAGAACTCCGGCGGCGCGTTGAACACCGACGTCGGGGGCAGTGGCGGTAATTCGTTCTTCGAGGGACGCCTCGTGTCCCTGGCCTCACCATGATCGGAGCAGCGTCATGACGCGCATCATGTACGACGGCATCACCGCCTCGGCGCTCCCAGCCGGCGCCGCGATGGTCGCGGGGTACGTGGACGGGACCTGGCCCGACTATCCGACCCTCGTGGTCAAATTCCCGCATGCGGTGCACGTCCCGATCGCGGTGTCCGCGGCCGCGGACGCGGGCCTCGTGCTCGACGTCGAGAACGGCGACGCCACTCCCGAGGACGCCGTGAACTGGGTCCTGGCGCGCCGCGCGGCCGGGGTGGACCCGACGGTGTACTGCTCGGCGAGCACCTGGCCGACGGTACGTGCCGCGTTCGCCACGCACGACGTGCGGCCCCCGTACTACTGGATCGCCGCGTACGACGACGACCCGGCGATCCCGTCCGGCGCCATCGCGCACCAGTACGTCTCGACCGCCGGGTGGGACGAGTCCTCCGTCGCGGACTACTGGCCCGGCGTCGACCCGGCGCCCGCACCTGCCCCCGCGCCGACCGCACCTACCGAGGAGACCGACGACATGGGCATCATCCTGTACCGCGAGGCCGGCACGACGAACTGCTACATCCGGCACGCCAGCGGCCAGTTCACGCACGTCCCGGACGGGGAGTCGGTGGACGGGTACGTGGCCGCGAAGGTCCCGCAGGTCACGGTCAGCGCGGCCGAGATCGCCGCGATCCAGGCTGCGGGCGCCGTGCCGAAGCCGACGGCCTGATCATGAGCGGGGAGACGACACTGGACACCCGGCTCGCGGATCTCCAGCGCATCGTGGAGGTCGGGTTCGCCCAGGTCGACGGGAAGCTCGCCGTTTTCAGCGAGCGCGACCGGACGGCCGGGATCGCCGAGAAGGCGCACTCGGACGCGATCAAGGATTTGACGGACCGGCTGACCGCGCAGGACAAACGGATCAGTAGGGCCGCGGGTATCGCGATCGGCGTGTCGGGCGCGCTCTCATCGGCGTCGGGGCTGATCCTTTGGTCGCTCTCGCACCACTAGAGGTTCTGCGCGTGCGTGTTGAACGCGGCGACGAACTCGCGGGCGCGGCCCTTTCCGGCGCCGGGGACCTTGGCGGCGAACTCGAAGCCGTGCCCTCTGAAGATCAGGTGCAGGTCTTGCTTCTTGGCGGCGAGCGCGAACACGCTCATCGTGACGGCGCGGGTCGCGGTGACGTGCTTCTCGCCGAGCTCGAGTTCCACGGTTGTTCCGGCGATGGGGTAGCGGTCGCGGCGCATGCTGGGCCAGATCTCGGTGCCGTCGTCGCTGATGGCGAGGGCCATGATGCGTGCGAGGTGGCGCAGGGCCTTGAGCGCGCCGGGTGGCGGGGTGTAGGCCGGCGCGGGCCGGGCTGGCGTAGCGTCTTGCGGTTCGCGCTGGTCCATGTTCCCCCCTCGGGATGGGTGACGGGCCGTGACGTTACACTGCCCGCCGCGTGATCGGTAGCCCTCAGCCCATTCTCCACGCGGTGACGGGCTGCGTCGCGGTGACACTGAGCTGGTCGGGCAGGTGCGCGTGGTCCGGGTGGTCGTCGAGGAGGATGCTGACGACGTCGAGGACGGCGTTGTCGCTGGCCTGGATGCCGGTGACGGTGCGTTCGACGCCGTAGTCGCGGATGACGTCGCCGGGCTCGAGCTCGTGCGGGAGTGCGTTGATGCGCTGGCGTGCGCCGGAGCGCGCCGGGGCGGTCGGGTCGGTCATAGTGAGCCTCCAGGTTGATACAGCTGGCCTATGTCAGGTGTATCACTGTGGTAGTACGCTGCCAAGAGGCGATGCCGTACCAGTTGAGGAGCAGTCAGATGGGTATGCCGAAGCAGCGCGAAGAGCCGACCCGGCGCCGCGACGAGATCGCCGAGGCCCTGCGATCCCGTATCGCAGCCGGCGAATTCGTCCCTGGCGCGCTCATCCCCTCGAGCCGCGAGGTCGCCGAGGAATACACCTGCGCCCCGATGACCGCGCAGGCCGCGTTGCGGATACTGGCCGACGAGGGCACCATCATCACCCGGCCGCGCCAGGGCTCGATCGTCGCGATCCGCGAGCACTCCGTGTCGGGTCCGCTCGAGCGCCTGGACCGCTCCGTGCGTACCGGCGTCCTGTTCCGCCCTGGCGAGGTCCCGCAGATCATCACCGCGCAGCTCGTCGTGGGGCACCCGGAGGCGCTGGCCGCGTTCGGCCTCGAGCGGGACGCGGTGATCGGGATGCGCGAGTACGTCGTGCGCGACGCGGCCGGGGCCGGACTGACGTACGGCACGTCCTGGTTCCCGCCGGAGATCTGGGCGCGGGTGCCGGAGCTGGGGGTGCCCGAGCCGATCGTGGACGGGGGCGTCGGTGCGATCCGCCGGATCCTGGGGCTGGAGATGACGCTTCCGCGCCCGTTCGTCGCGGCGGACGAGGCGCGCGAGCTCGAGGCCGGGTTCCTCGGCGTGGCGGAGGGCTCGCCGGTGTTGCTGGAGGTGTCGCAGGTGCTGGGTCCGGATGGGACGGTGTTGGAGTATGCGATCCAGGTGCACAGGGCGCGGACGTGGGTCGGGCGGTAGCGCATAGCACGATGCCCGCCGCTGGTGGCGACGGGCATCGTGTCGGACGATCCACTGACCCTCGAGACCGCCCTGCGCGTGATCAATTGGTAGGTGGCGCCGATGGGATTCGAACCCACGACCTGAGGCTTATGAGGCCCCCGAGCTACCGAGCTGCTCCACGGCGCGTTGAGAGCTCCCCTCACCCTGTTCCAGGTACTTCGGGCCCAGGCACTGCCCCAACGGGCCCGCAGGCGCGAGGGGGACTTGCGTATTTAGGGCTTGCGGGCGAGGTAGACAGGTCTCTTCTCGCCACTCGGACTTTCTTGGGGAGCGGTACGACGATAGCAGGATCCGGTGACAGGCGCAGGCGTTTCGTCGTCACCGCGGTGTACGCTCGGAGCGCGCTTCGTACGCTGCACACGTGCCACCGGCCAAGCGCCCAGCGCCCCGTTCCTGCTCGACCAGGGACGGGGCGCTGACCGGCTCTAGAGGGTGAATCTCAATCAAGGGTATTGCAGGGCTCAGTGCCTTCTACCCACCAGCCCACCAGCACCTGAGCTCAATAGGTTCGCGCAGTATAGTGCGCGACTACCTCGACTGACCGACCGGGCCCATGAGGCCTATTTTCCCTGGTAGCGCCCCGATCATGAGGTCGGGGCGCTACTTTCGTGTTGGGCGTAATTGGTTCAGTGGAAATATTGCCCACACCGATCATGGAGGGGTGTCGTGGAGATAGACCTGCGGGAGATGCTCGAGTCGTGGGACCTGACCCTGCGAGCTGAGCGCAAGAGCGCCGAAACCGTGAAGAGCTACACCAACGGCGTGAAAGCGTTCCTACGCTGGTGCGAGGCCACCGGGACGCCGCCGGTCCTGTCGAAGCGGAACTTCCAGCGGTTCATCGCCGACATCGCCGAGATCCGCGAGTCCGCGACCGTGGTCTCGCGCCACCTGGCGTGCCGCCGGTTCACCGCGTGGCTGGCCGAGGAGAAGGAGATCCCGGCCGACCCGCTGGCCGGGATGCAGGGGCCGTCGCTGGACGAGAAGGTCATCATGCCGCTGGGTGAGGCCGAGCTGAAGGGCCTGCTCGCGGCGTGCAAGGGCAACGGGTTCCGGGAGCGGCGCGACGAGGCGCTGATCCGGCTGATGGTGGAGTGCGGGTCGCGGGCGTCGGAGACGGTGGACATGCTGTTGTCGGAGACGAACATCGCGGCCGGCACGGTCGTGATCCGGCGGGGGAAGGGCGGGAAAGGGCGCATAGCGCCGTTCGGGCCGTTCACCGCGCGGGCGCTGGACCGGTACATCCGGGGGCGTCGGGCGCACCGGCTCGCGGCGACGGACGCGCTGTGGCTGGGGGACCGCGGCAAGGGGCTCGGGTACAGCGGTCTGTACTGCGCGCTGACGGCGCGTGCGGATGCGGCCGGGTTGCCGGAGTTCCACCCGCACCAGCTGCGGCACACGTTCGCTGACCGCTGGCTCACGGCCGGGGGTAGTGAGGGTGGTCTGATGGCGGTGGCCGGGTGGGAGCGGCCGGAGATGCTGCGGCGGTATACAAAGGGGAGGCAGGCCGCGCGGGCGCTGGATGAGGCGCGCGGGTTGAACTTGGGGGACCTCTGATCCTGAACACAGAAGAGCCCGCGCCGGGGAAGGGACGCGGGCTTGGTGCTGTCTCACCTATCTCGTTGAGCGCGGCCAGCGGGGGCGCGCGTTGCGCCATCCGCGTGGAGCGCGGCCTGGAAGGGGGTCCGCACCATCCCCTTCCAGTTCGGCGATCAGCTGCTCCAACTCTGCGCGGATCTCGATCATTCGTGCCCGGATCTGTCTACGACGCCCCGCATTGACCATCTCGTCCCCCTGACATGCGCCAGCGGATAGTGAAGGCCTCACCGTACTGCGGGATGTTCGGGAGCGAAAGAGAGGATTTCAATCGTCACCCGATCGAGTACTCAGCCGCTGGCCTGCCCTGAGCTCGGACCGTCCCCACGCCGTAGCGCTCTGAGTTGTTCGCGCAGGTCATCGACGTCCCACCGTGCGTGACCGCCAGGCGTGACGAGCGCGGGGGTGACGATGCCTTCCTGCCACCAGCGCGCGAGGGTCGAGTGGCCGACGCCGATGGCCTTGGCGGCGTCGCCGGTAGGTACGAGTGGGCCGGTCATGGGCGGGATGTTCCGCCATGACCGGCCCGATTTCATCTCGGATGAGACGCTCAGCTGCACTCGGGATGATCCGGTGCGTTTGAGAGGTTCGGCGCGTATGTTCAGCCGGCGGGAAGCCCCCCGGCCTCATCCTGCTGCTCGAGCCGCGCGAGAGCGGCGTTCGCCTGGTCGCGCAGCCGCTTGAGTTCGGCGATCTGCTCGCGGCGCTCGCGCTCGGCCTCTTCCTCGTCCGCGGCGGGCAGCCATTGGGCGATGACGGCCTGGCGGACGTGTTCGTAGGGCAGGCGCAGTGCTGTAGCCAGCCCCCGCGCCTGCTCTTCCGTGGGCATGCGGGTGGCGGTGCCAAGGGCGTAGCGGTTGATCTGCGAGTCGCTGATGCGCGTCGTGCCCGTGGTGGGGTCGGCGGCACGTTTCTCGAGCTCCGCGTAGGTGACGCCCTTGTCAACCTCTTTCTTGATCATGTCACTCAGCATGGGCTGCTCGGGCATGACGGACCGTTTCTGCGTGGTGGTTTCTATCCTGGGACACATTGTCCACGTTTCCAGAACGGGATACTACCCGGAGCACTCGGGAGTGTTGACGCACCGTCCCGGCGCACGGTAGTGTTTCATCCCAGAGACGAAATGGAGCATGAATGCGTTACCGCATCCGCGACCTCGACCACCTGCGGGAGTGCGTCCGCAAGTCCCAGCGCGTCATCCGGCCGCACAGCGTCCGCAGCCTCGCCGAGCTGACCGGAAAGAGCCGGACGCAGATCGGCTACCTCCTGACCGGCAGGCGCCCCACGCTCGACGAGGACGCCGCACTGATCATTGCGTCAGCCCTGGGCCGCACCGTAGGTGATCTTTTTTTGCCTGACTCATCCCAATCCCGGGATGGAAAGGAGCAGGTGTCAGAATGACCGAGATCCAGCCCTTCACCTTCCCGACGACCGGGCAGACGGTCCGGACGGTCTTCATCACGGGCGAGGTCTTCTTCGTCGCCAAGGACGCCTGCGACGTCGTCGGCATCGCGAAGTACCGCGACGCCGTGGCCCAGCTGGACGACGACGAGAGGATGTCCGCCGTCGTGGACACCCCCGGCGGCCCTCAGTGCATGTCCGTCGTGAACGAGCCCGGGATCTACGCGCTGATGATGATCAGCCGCTCGCCTCAGGTGAAGTCGTTCCGGCGCTGGGTGACGCACGAGGTGCTGCCCGCGATCCGCAGGACCGGCTCGTACTCGCTCGGTCAGCTCCCGCAGATCCCGGCGACCTACGCCGAGGCCCTGCGCGCGGCCGCCGATCAGGCGGAGCGCGCCGAGCTGCTGGCCACCCGGGTCGCCGAGCTCGCTCCGGCCGCGCACCACTGGAACACCCTGGCCACCGCGTCCGACGACTACGACGTCGCCGACGCCGCGAAGATCCTGTCGCGCGACCCGGCGATCCGGACGGGCCGCACGCGGCTGTTCTCCTACCTCGCCAACGCCCAGTGGATCTACCGGACCAGCGGCCACTGGGCCCCCTACCAGCGGCACGTGGACAACGGGCGCCTCCTGGTGCTGCCGCAGTCGCACTACCACCCGCGCACCGGCGAGCTCGTGCTCGACCCGCCGCAGGTCCGCATCACGCCGAAGGGTCTGGCCGAACTGCACAGGCGCCTCGGCGGCACGGCGGACGTGGCCGGCCTGCTCGCCGAGCCGGTGGCGGCATGAGCGAGTCGCCGATGGAGCGTCGCCTCCACGCACAAGCGGCCGCGCTGACCGGCTGGGCCATGGAGCCCAACCGGACCGCACGCACGCAGGCGTGGCGCGACGGGTTCACCCGCAAGCTCGAGCGCCAGGTCGACCCGGATGGCGTGCTCTCGCCGCAGGAGCGGGCGCAGCGGGCGGAGCTGCTGCGGCAGGCGCATCTGGCGAAGGCGAGGGCTGCCTCGGTGGCCGCGTTCCGTCGCCGCCGCGAGGAGAGGGCCGCTCAGGCCCAGTAACGAAGCGCGCCCCCTGATCGGGAGTCAGGGGACGCGTACAGACCAGATCACCAAGAAAGGGATGGTCATGTTCCATCAGCCTACCAAGTCCCGGCGCCATCGCCGGGTGATTCACGAGGACGGCAGCCCGGCGGAGTCGACGGTGCGGATGCCGCGGCTGCGGATGGCGCTGGGTCTGCCGGTGGAGCGGGAGCCGCAGCCGGAGGCCACGGTGCCGTTGCCGGTGCTGGCGGTGCAGTCGGAGCGGGGGTCGCGGACGCTGGGGATGCAGGTGCCGGAGGCGCCGCAGCCGCCGGTGCGGGTGTTCCCGTCGAACTTCATGGCGGACGCGGTCTTCCTGGACCAGATCACGGTCCTGACGATGCGGGCGCATGCGGCGTGGCACGAGATGGTGCGGGTGACGGACCGGCGTATGGCGGCGTTGGACGAGGGGCTCGGGGTCCTGGGTGCGCGGGTGCGCGGCTGGACGTTGGAGTTGATGGACTGGGACATGGCGGTGGCGTACGCCGAGGGCGGTACGGAGCGGGTGCTGCGGTTGACACCTGAGGTGCTGGCGCGGCTCGACGCGATGAAGGCGGGTGCGTCCGCGTGACCGCCATCGATGACCGTCCCGTCGTGCACGGCCCCTACCAGTCGCACGACGCCGCGTTCGCGGAGGCCCGGCACGTCTACCAGGCCGCTGCCGCCAACCGCGGACTCGCGGTGATGCCGCGGATCCTCGAGGGCATCGAGCTGGCGACGCTGCGCACCGCGGGTGTCGAGCTCGGCGACTACGACCGGCAGATCGCGGGCTGGCTCTCGTCGTGGGAGCCGGAGGTGGTCGAGGTGATCCTCGGCTGGGTGGAGCGGGCGCACGCGGCCGGGAAGGCGGACCTGTTCTTCCCGATCCGGGCGATGCTCGCCGAGCCGGGAGACGGCCCGGAGATCCGTTCGATCAAGTGCCTGGCGCACGGGTGCGCGCAGACCGCGCTCCTGCGTGTCGGCTCCGACTACCTGTGCCCGGACCACGGAGGCGACGGATGAGCACGACGACTCAGACCACGGCGACGCCGACCGAGCGCATGCGGGACGCGCACGCCGCGTACATCGCGTGGCAGGCGCCCGCCGGGCTCTCGGACCTCGAGCGCGCCCAGGCGCGTGCGGACCGGCACGGCACGACGGTGGCCGCGTTGGTCGGGTGGCTGCGCGGGCTGGCGGCGACCGGCGCGCTGACGCCGGAGAAGCTGGCGCTCGCGGTGGAGGACGCGCTGACGTTCGGGGCCGCTTCCCCGGCGGCCGCCGCGGCGCAGCGGCTGGGAGTGGCGTCGTGACGCCGCTGGAGTACGCGCGCACGCTGGCCCGCCGCTGGTCGTCGCCGCGTCGCGAGGGCGCGGGGTGGGACGCCACGCGCGTCCCGCAGACGCCATCGCCGCGGCCGGCCACCGGGAGCGGGGAGCAGGGCACGCCGCGGCCGGCGCGGACGCTGATGGCCGGTGATGACGTGCTCGTGGCCGACCGGTGGGTGGAGATCGTCCGGGCCGAGCCGGTCCGCGAGGACGGGGCGGCGTTCATGCTGCTGACGTTGGCGGACGGGTCGCTGCTGACTGCGGGCTACCAGTCGCTGGTGTGTTCGCGTGACGCGGAGGAGCAGGCACTCGCCGCGAAAGAGGGTGCGCTGTGACCGCCCTCGACGAGCGCACCACCACCACGCCCTGGGGCCTGACCGCCGAGCAGGTGGAACTGCTGCTCCGCATGATCGCCGAGGGGCGTGTCCGCCAGCAGAAGGGCAACGACCACCTCGAAGCGTGGGACATCCGCCGCTGGCTCAACCGCATCTTCGGGTTCACCGGGTGGTCCGAGGAGTGCCTCTCCGAGGTGCTGGTGCACGAGCGGATCTGGCCGGCGAAGGAGGAGGGGAAGTTCCGCTGCACCGCGGTCTATCGCGTTCGCCTGCGCCTGCACATCCGCGACGTCTGGGGCAACGAGCTGAAGTTCTCCGACGGCGCGGCCGCCGGCGAGTCGGTGAACCAGCCCTCGATCGGCGACGCGCACGACATGGCGCTGAAGACGGCGTACTCGCAGGCGCTCAAGCGGTGCGCTATCGACCTCGGCGACCAGTTCGGGCTCTCGCTCTACAGCAAGACGCGGCGGCAGGACGACAAGGCGGTGGTCCAGCAGACGCTCGGGCACCCGTTCGCACCCAAGGCCTCCGACTGGAACGTCGAGGTCCCCGAGGACGCCCCGGTGACATCCGGGGAGCTCGACGAGCAGCGCGCCGAGCACCAGGACGAGCCGTCGGTGCGGGAGCCGAAGCCCGCGCGTCCGCGCAGCGCCCAGCGCTCGAAGCCGCAGCAGCCGACCGAGGACGAGTGGACACAGCCTGCGCCAGGCGCCCCGGCCGAGCAGCCGATGATCTCGGACGGCCAGCGCAAGGCCATCTTCGCGCTGCTCAAGCAGAAGCACCCCGATATGGCCGACGAAGAACGCTACTCGAGGCTCTCGCGGTTCGCCGGACGCCAGGTCACGTCGCTGAACCAGTACACGTACGAGGAGGCGTCGCGGCTGCTCAAAACCCTGTCGCCGCCCGTGGCCGAGCCCGAGGCGCCCCCGGTGCCGTACGACGCGGGTGCCGCGGTCTCCGAGGCCCACCGGGTCAACCGGCTCCGCGCCGACCTGCTCGCCGAGGTCGCCGCTGCGGACCTGGGCGCGCTCGACGCGATCCTGTCGCGCGCGACCGAGCTGCGGGACGCCGGATCGCTGCCGGACCACGCGTGGCAAGCTGTCGCGGCCGCGGTCGATGAGCGCGGTGACGTGCTTGTGGAGCAGCGGGACGGTGCGGCGGCCGGTGGCTGGTCGCATCGGGCGCTGGCGCAGCAGACCGGCGTCGACCTGCGGACGGGCGTGGCAGCGTGAGCGTGCTCGCTGCCTGCGTCGTGTTCGGGTCGGGTCTGGCCGCGTTCGCCGGCGCCTGGTGGGCGATGGCCCGCGCGGACCGCCGTGACACCGCGGCCGGACCGCGCCAGGCGCCGGGCGACCGGTACGTCGCCTGGCCCGACCAGGACGCGTCGGCTCCCCCGGCTCCCGTCGACCACCCCGAACCCGCGCCCGCCATCCCCGGCCGGATGAGCCTCGAGGACTCCACCGCCGTCGTACGCGCCGCCCTCCGGCTCACACGGGACGCGGCCGAGCGCAGGGAGGCGGGACGGTGAGGCACGGCCGCGCCACCACCACCTGCGCGAACTGCGGCAACGTCGGAGAACACTTCGGCCATGGCTGGTGCGGGCCCTGCTACACCCGCTGGCTCAGGCAGGGGCGCCCCGCGTCCGGGCCACCGCCGTCGAGGTGCGATATGCGCCCGCGCGAGGCCGACGAGGCCGCGATCGCCCGCGCCGTGGCCGGGGAGCCGCCCGTGCCGATGTCGCCCGCCGAGCGCGGGGCCGCGGTGCGGATCCTGCGGGCGCGGGGCCTGTCGATCCGGGAGGTCGCCGAGCGGATCGGCTGCTCGGCGCGGACGGTGCAGCGCCACTCGGCGCCTGCGGCCCGCTGACTGCGTGGCGGTGGCCGCCTCCACCACCACGCGCCCAACGCCCGGCCCCGCCGCTGCCAAACCACGGCGGGACCGGGACCACCAACCAACCCGAGGACATCATGACGCAGAAAATCACGAAGCTGACCCCCGACCAGGAACCGATTCTGCCCATCGTGCGCGACGAATGGCTCGCACACGGCCTGTCTATTGCACCCGCCGACCGTCCCACCGCCGAGGCCGGCGTCGCTGCCGCATACCGTGCCGCTGGGCTCGAGCCGCCGCGGTTCATGATTTGGCTCGGCTCGCCGTGGGCCGGAGCCGTTGGCCAGGCCGTTGCGCCCGAGATTGTGGCCGAGGGTTTGCAGCGGTTGCACTGCCGCGCGAAGCGCGGCCAGGTGGACGGCCAGGTGTACGGCCAGGTGGACGGCCAGGTGGGCGACCAGGTGGACGGCCAGGTGCGCGACCAGGTGCGCGGCCAGGTGCGCGACCAGGTGTACGGCCAGGTGGACGGCCAGGTGTACGGCCAGGTGCGCGACCAGGTGCGCGGCCAGGTGCGCGACCAGGTGTACGGCCAGGTGGACGGCCAGGTGTACGGCCAGGTGCGCGGCCAGGTGGACGGCCAGGTGGACGGCCAGGTGGACGGCCAGGTGCGCGACCAGGTGGGCGACCAGGTGGACGGCCAGGTGGACGGCCAGGTGTACGGCCAGGTGGACGGCCAGGTGTACGGCCAGGTGTACGGCCAGGTGTACGGCCAGGTGGACGGCCAGGTGGGCGACCAGGTGCGCGGCCAGGTGCGCGACCAGGTGTACGGCCAGGTGGACGGCCAGGTGTACGGCCAGGTGCGCGGCCAGGTGGGCGACCAGGTGGACGGCCAGGTGTACGGCCAGGAATTCAAGAAGCGCCTGAGCGAATGGTGGCGCGGACGCCTCTGGGGGCAGCACCTCGCCGGCTGGTACTCCTACCTCGACGCGATGGAACGCATCGGCGTCACCGGGCTCGAGCCGATCCACGGGCAGCAGCAGGTCGCCCGGTCGGCAGGCTGGTGGTGGGCGTTCCGCGACTTCGCGATCATCACCGAGCGTCCCGCAGAACTGCACCGTGATCAGCTCGGTCGGCTGCACTGCGAGACCGGGATGGCGATCCAGTACCCGGACGGGTGGGGTTTCTACGCGTGGCATGGCACACGGGTGCCGGCGTGGGTCGTCGAGCACCCCACTGTGCAGGCGATCGCGGCTGAGGAGAACGCGGAGGTGCGCCGGTGCGGGATCGAATCAATGGGGTGGGAGCAGTTCGTTGCCGCAGCCGAGCTCACGCCGGTCGACCGCTGCCCGGACCCGGGCAACGACGGGCACGAGCTCGCCCTCTACGACGTGCCGGAGCGGCTGTGGGGCCAGCGAGTGAGAGTTCTCCTTTGCACGAACGGCACGATCGAGCGCGACGGCACCCGCCGCCGGTTCGGACTGACCGTCCCCGCAGACATCCCGACCGCGCTCGGCGCAGCGGCCTGGGGATACGGCCTGACCGCGGCGCAGTACGCGCTCGCTCAGGTGCGCCGGTAACACCGCACCAATCCGAAACCATCCAACCAACCTGAAGGAGACACACCCGTGTCCCAGATCACCACTCTCGCCGACGCCGAGCGGATGTTCGGCGTGAGCCACCACGAGCACCTCGACCGCAGCGTCGAGTTGCCGACCGTCGACCGGCTCGGGTTCCAGGGCGACGTCGCGATCATCCGCGACGACACCGCCGCGCCGTCGACCACCCCGATCCCCGCGGCCGGCTACCCGGTCGTGCAGGGGGAGAACGGCGGCAACACCCACGCCCTGTTCGGCGCGGGCTGCTACACGCCGTCCACGACGGCCGGGGTCGACCCGTCGGACCTGGACCTCGGGGTGCTGACGGTGCCGCAGGGGCCGTCGGCGCTGCTCTCGCACCCGGAGCACGGGGGGCTGCTGGTTGCGCCGGGGACGTACGTGCTGCGTCGTCAGCGCGAGCAGGCGGATGTCGAGCGGTTCGTGCAGGACTAGCCGGGTTCTGTCCGGGGGCGCGCCGGGTGACTGGCGTGCCCCCGGGCGCGGCGGACGACACCACACCTACCACCGAAGGAGGGCGACATGCCCTATCAGCCCCACCCCGCGCTCGTGCGCCGACTCGCCCGCAAGGTCGTCGCCATCGAGGCCCAGGCCATCCGCGACCTCAGCCTCGTCGACATCGGCGAGGAACTCGAAGGTGAATTTGCCGCCGCGCTCGGTACCGACCCGGCTGACGCCGACTGGGATGCGCTCGCCGAGGCGGTTTCGGACGACATCTGCGCGGCCACGATCGGCGCGCTCTGGCCGACAGAGCCCGGGCCCTCCGATGTCTAGCCGGTACGACATGGACTGCGTGGAGGACATGGTCGCCCGCGCGGACGCGCTCTCGGTGCCGCGCGTGACCGACGCCCAGCGCGAGCGGGCGCGGGCGCTGGTCCGGCGCCGCACGGCCCCGGCAGACGCCGCGGTGATCCTCGCTCACCTCGGCATCGACGAGACCGCCGATCGTCCGGCGCGCCCGGTGCCCTCGTCCGGGGTCATCCACGGCAACCGGACCGCAGTCGAGTGGCACGACCAGACCGGCACGAACCTGTGCGGGCCGTGCCGGACGTGGGTCGCGGCCGACGACCGGCGACGGGCCCGGGAGGAGGCGACCGGTGCGTAGCCGCCGCCTGATCGCCGAGCTCCGGAGCGAGCATGTCGCCCTCCTGGATGCGTTCAATCAGCGCACTCGGCAGCGCGACGAGTGGCGCGCCCTCGCCGAGTGCCGCAAGGACGTGATGGCGGCGCAGGACCGCGAGATCGACGCCCTGCGCACGGCCCTGGCCGACGTAGGGCGCCGACTCCACCAGGCGCCGGCCAAGGCCACGCCGTGGCGTGCGACGCCGACCATCGACGTCACGACGCCGGGCCCGGCCGAGCAGCTGCTGATGACGCCGGGGGTGTGGCGCGACAAGCCGC